CTGTGGCCCGCGCAGCTCTTCGTCCGTCGGCTTCCGGATGTATCCCAGCGCTTCCATCTCCCGGATCAGCGTGTCCATGTCTCCGCTCATCTTGAATTTCGCGATGGTGTTGATGGCGCTTTCGTTCGTCAGAATGCTCGGAAGGTCGCCGAAGATGTCCCCGACCTGGTTTAGCGTGTCGAACCAGCCGTTCATGTCTTTTCCGTTTCGGCTGATCTGTTCCATCGCCATGTTGAAGTCGTCCCACCCGGCGGTCGTCAGCTGCCCGGTCTGTTCATTGAACAGTACGTCCAGATCGTTCCCGGCTGTGCTCGCCGGGTTCAGCAGCGTGTAAAGCCCGACCAGCCACGGCGCGGCCTTCATTACCGCCGCCGCGAATGCTCCGCCCCATGCGGATCCCGCTGCTGCTCCGGATCTCGCTGCCGCTTCTCCGGCTCCGGCTCCTGTCAGTCCGCTGATGCCGTTGATCAGGTTCGCGATCTGGAGAATTCCGCCGGTCAGCTTCAGCCCGGCCCATCCGGCGACGATCGCTTCCATCGCGCCGATCACGGTGCCCTTGTTTTTGTTCAGCCATTTCAGCCCGTCGATGATTCCGTTGAAGATCCCGGCGAATCCTTCCACGACTTCCTCCGGGTCGATCTCGCCCAGATCGCTGAACAGACCCTCGACGGCCTTGCCCATGTCCTCCAGCGCCTGCTTGCCTTCGTCGGTCTGCAGGTATTCCAGCAACCGTCCCAGCAGGCTGTCCAGCGCTTTCGCCGCGCCCTCCAGCGCCGGTGCCAGCCCGGCCAGTACCTCCGCCTTCAGGCTTTCGAAGTCGCCCTGCAGCTTGATCAGCTGATCGTTCAGCCCGGCCAGCTTGTTCACGGATTCCTCCGTGACCACGTTCTGCTCCTCCAGCGCCGCGGCGAATCCTTCCTTGCCCAGTGCAAACATCGGATTCAGGTTGGCGAAGCTTTTCCCGAACAGCGCGTTCGCGTAGGTGTCCGCCAGATCCTGCGTCATCTCGCCGCTTTCGACCCTCCGCCGCAGTGTTTCGGCGATCTCCCAGAACACGTCCTCAAAATCCCGGGCCGCGCCCTGCACGGCTCCGTATTTGCCCTGCATGATCTCATGCGTGTTGATTCCCAGCAGATCCAGAATCTGCGTCTGATCCTTCGTCGGGTCGTTGATGGCCTTCTGCACCTTCATCTTTGCTTTCTGCCATTCCTGCACGGTCAGCTCGCCGACGGTGTCGAAGACCTTCTTGTACCGCTGGTAGGTTTCCACGTCCATGTTCAGGATCATGGCCTGTGTCGCGGTGTCGTCGCCCCACCGGGCGCTGTCGGTGATGTTCTCCCAGATGGCCTTGCCCAGCTCGACGGCCTTCGCTGCCGCCTTTTCCATGCCTTCCGTGATCTTGTTGACTCCGCTGATCACCTGTTCCAGGCTGACCTTTTTGTTCAGCCCGCCCAGGCTGCTGGCCAGCTGATCCGTTTTCCCGGCGGCATCCGCGCTCTCCGTGCCCAGGTTGTTGATGTCGTTCTGTGTGTCCAGCACAGCTGCCTGCGCGTTCAGCAGGCTCTGCTGCATTTTCTGGTATGCCTGGCTGGCAGGGTTCACGCCGCTTTCGGTCATGCTCTTTAGCGCCGCTTCCGCACTTTTGACCGCACTCTGCTGCGCCGCCAGTTTTCCCTGCAGGGCGGTCGTCTTGTCCTGCATGAATTGCTGCGCGTTTCCGGTCGCCCGGAATTGCTTCTCCGCCAGTTTCAGGGCGCTGTCGTATGTTTTGACGCTGGCTTGCGCCTGGGTGATCTCGCTGCGGAATTGACTGATTCCGCTGACCCCCATTTTGACGCTAACGTCCGCCATCTGCTAATCCTCCCGCTTGATCCCGTGCATTTCGTCATCGTACTGCCGCCGCCAGATGTACTGATCGACAATCATCCCCGGCGGCATGTCCCGCATCTCTGTGAATGTCAATCCGGCGATCAGGCCCCAGTGAATCACTCGCCGGTATGTGAATTCACGGGATCTTTTTTTGCTTCGATTTCCTCCAGCACCAGATCCCGTTCTTTGTCTTCGTTTTCCTCCTGCACCGCCTGGCTTTCGCCTTCCTTCGTCAGGCAGGCAATCACGCCGATCTGGTAGGCCATCAGCGCATGCGGATCCATCTCCTCCCGCAGCCATTCGTCCGTCAGATCGTCCTTTTCTCCCGCTGCCCTCAGTCCCGCGTTCCCCAGGATCCGGATCACGGCCACCAGGTTTCGCAGCCGGTTCCGTCCCTTCATGATCAGCTCCCGTACTTCTCCCAGGTTGCCGACCTCTTCCTCGATCTCGATAAATTGATCCATCCGGAACCGCAGCGGGATCTTCCGCTCTCCGATGTTCAGCGTGATGTTTTCCATGGTTTCCACTCCTCCGCCTTGTTGATTTACTCCAAAACCCGGAAAAGGGCACCCGCAGCGGGCGCAGGCCGCAGTGCGGCCTGCGTTGATTCCGATCTGGAAGCCCTTTTTTCCAAAACCCGGAAAAGGGTACCCTTTGCGGGTACCCTTTCCGTTTAGGTTCATGTGGGCCGCGTCGCGCCGAATTTGCCGTAGATCCAGTCCAGAGCGGCGTCTTCGGTGTCAAACTCCATCCATTTGAAGTATTTCGCTTCTCCGCTGGAGTCGATATATGCTCCGATGCCGCTGGCGTTGATCGTCGGATGATCCCAGGTGATCTGCCGCTGCTTCGTGCTCGCGTTCTCTCCGCCGGAGCTGCACTGCAGGGCATGGTAGAAGAACGCTTCGTACTTCCTCACGCCCTTGAAGAGCTTCACGCGGATGTAGCCCAGCCCGCCCTCCGGCGGTGCCGCGTCCGTCACGTCGTATTCTGTGACGGCGCTTCCGGTTCCGGTCACCGGCTTCCAGCCCAGGCAGGCTGCGCGGCCTTCCTTGCTGATGTCGTTCGTCTCCATCGCGATGGAGTAGCCGTTGACCCCTTTGTCGTTGTCGATGATCACGTCGTCCCCGTAGTCCGGGTTGTCCGCCGTGTCAAATGTCAGGTTTGCGCTCACCGCAGGCCCCAGCACCAGCGGTGTGCCGTAGGTGATGGCGCTGCCGTCGACCCGGCTTGTGATCGGCGCGAAGATCGGCTTCCGCATTCCGATGTATGCCATGCTTTTTTCCTCCTCTGTTTGTGATCATTCTCCGATGATTTCCTTCAGCATCCGCTCCGCTTTGTTGACGATGGCTTCCTTCGCAGCCCCTTTGGCGGCATTGCCCGCCTTTCGGAATACCGGCTGCTTTGTCATAAAGCTGGTTCCGCTGTTGATGCTCCGTGCGATTTCCTGCACGGCGGTCTTCCGTTTTCCCAGCTGCACGTATCCCGCGTCCCGGGTGAATCCCACCAGCGTGTCCACCTCGCTGCCGTTTTTGTTGAATTTTGCGATGCCAGTTTTGCCCGCCAGCGCGGCCTTCTCCTCCGGCGATGGGAGCCGATGCTCCTTTTTGTATGTGAATGGTTCTGTCCGGATTCCGTTCACCGCGCCTTTGAAAGCGTCGGCCACGATTCCGGCTCCGTCAAAAAGAGAACCGACGGCCACATCCTGCGCCCTGTCTCCAAGCCGCCCCAGCATTTCGCTGACCTCCGTCAGTCCCTCCGTGTGCAGATCCCAGGCCATCCCGGTCACCTCGCTTCGATCTGAAAGACGAATTCCCGGTGAATCAGCCCCCGTTCGTGCTGGATGCTGTTCAGCGACCAGGCGCTTTCGCATACGTCCTCCAGCGCGTTTTCTACCGCGGCCACGATCAGCGGTCTTTCTCCGCGGGTGTACAGATCGACGCTTCCTTCCCAGGCTCTGTCCTGCTTCCGGTCGTCGCCGTCGTCATCCTCCGCTTCAAAGTCCAGCTGCACCGTGCCGTAGTTGCCGTCCGGGCGCGTCTTCCATTCGTATTCCGCGAATTGCACCCCTTCGATGGCCTTCAGCTGCCGCACCAGTTCGTCATAGATCATCCGCCTTCACCTCCGCCAGTCTCCGGGTTCTCTGGTTCCGGATCTTCAGGTTCTGGATTTTCGGCCCCGGTTTCCGCCGGCGCCGCGTTGCCGCGGATCCGCTCCAGCGTCAGCTCCGCGCCGAAGATCTTCTCATCCGTGTAGTCCCGCAGGATCGCGTATCGCTCTCCCTTGTATTCGCAGATGGTTTCTCCCCGGTATTCGAATTCCTGGGGCAGCTTCAGCCGGATCGTCGGCGCGTGTCCGCTGGCCCGTGCCTGGTAAACCTCGGAGCAGGCCAGGCTCTTCTCCTCGCAGTAGGTTTTCCTGCGTTCCTCGGTCACCTCATCCAGCACACCCCGGGCTTCCGGCTTCTCGGTGATCAGGTAAACGATTCCCACCTTTTTCACGGTTCATCCTCCGTTCCGTCCGTCGGTTCCTCCGGGAATCCGTCGCCCGGATCCATCGGTTCCTCCGTCCCGTCGGTTGTACTCGTGTCCGCCGTCCCGGCTTCATCCTCCAGAAAATCGGTGTATCCGGTCGCGTTCGCCAGCTGCCGCCGTTGCAGGTCGTAGCTCGCGTCGAGCTTGACCCGCTCCTCCGCGCTGGCGTAATCGCCCCGGGCGCATGCGTAGGTAATCAGTGCCGTGATCACCAAATCGTCCACGATGCTGCTGTTGTCCTTCGCGGTGATCTTTCCCGTCTCCGGATCCTCCGTGATCTGGATGTCGATGTCGCCCTGGATCTTCACCCCGGCGATCTCCAGATCCCGCTTTCCGGCTCTCAGCAGCCGCTTGATATCCGGCGCGTATTCCATGTCGGTGACCCGCATGGCCAGCATGGCTTCCTTCAGCATGGTTTCTCCTCATTTCTGCAAACTAAAGCCCGGAGAGGGGAGTGGCTTCCTCTCCGGGCGGCGGCGGTTTATCACAAAAGGCTTGCGCCTTCGTGACCGATTACAGCGCATCCAGGATCTCCGCGATGATGTCGTCTTTCCTGGTGGCTGTCAGTGTGATGCCCTTTTCGGCAGCGAGTTCCCTGAGCTGGGCAATGGTCAGGGCCGTCAGCTCCTCTTCCGTCAGTTCTCCGTCAGAGTTACTGTCCGCCGCTGCCGTCACTGAAAAGTCACCTTCACGAAGCTCTTCGGGTTCTCCAGACCGGCATCAAACAGGGAATAACCCGCGATGATGTCTTCGAAGGTCTTGGGATCCATCGCCCGGTTGATGAACAGGGCTTCGAAGTCGTTCGCCAGCAGCTTTCCGGGAATGCCTGCGTACATGACCTTGTCGGCCAGATTGTCATCCAGCTTCACGGTCATGCCGTAGATCACGCCCTGCGTGACCGGGTCGGCCTGCGGGCTGGGGATGAACGCCTTGTTTCCGGCTCCATCGTTGATGCCCGCGAGGATGTTCCAGATTGTGTATGCGTTCGCGTACACGACCTTGCGGCCCTGGCCCTTGATCTTCGCCAGGTATGCGCGGATGTTCGCGTCGGTGGCTTCCACGCCGGTTCCGACGTTTCCGCTGTTGATGCCGTAGGTGGCATCGTTCAGCTGCGCCAGGATCCGGGTTTCCTTCGCCACGCCGATGCGTTCCGCGATGTGCTTGACGACCCAGTCCTCAAACGCGCCGATGCTCTGCCACTTCATCTTGCGGCTGATCACCAGGTGCTTCTTGATTTCCACGCCGGAGAGCGGCAGGTAATCGAAGGTGTCCTGCTCGTCCGCGTTGGCCACGCCTTCATTGGTCGCGGCGGCATCGCCCGCGTCGATGCTCTTGTGGCGCGGAATCTGGAAGCCGCTGGTCATGGCGCTCTTCGCCGCGTCGTTGTACATCGGGTAGTCGCTCTCGACCAGCTCGACGATCCGGTTCATGATCTCCGTCGGCACCACGGCGGGCGTGTTCGCGGTGGTGAAGGTGAAGGCGCGGTTCTCCGCTTCCGTCAGCTCACCGAACAGCGGCACACCGTCCCGCACGGCCAGCTTCTTCAGCCAGGCTCTCCGGTATTCCGGGCTGTCCGCGTTCAGTTCCCGCAGCTCTTGCTGCTGCGGCACTGCGCCCAGCAGATTGGTGCCCACGGTGCCGCTGGCCACGGCATCCCGGCGCAGCGCATCCCGCGCGGCCTGCGCCCTGCGCTCCGCCAGCTCTTCGTCGATGGCGGTGCGTTCCTCCGCCAGCTGCTCCAGCTCTTCGGTGCTCCGGTTCTCCGGATTCTCGCCGATGGCTTTCAGCTCGCTCTGGCGGGCCTGCAGCTCCGCCACGGTCATCTTCTTCAGCTTTTCCTTCATGGTTCTGTTCCTCCTCATTTTTTCAGGGTTGCGAGCGCCGCATTTCTGCGCTCGCTGTTCTTCCTTGCTTTCCTGACTTCCTGCAGCTCGGTTTTCAGTGCGCTCTCCAGCGGATCATCGTCGCCCTCCGGCGAGAGATCTTTTCCCGCGGCCTGCAGTTTCGTCTGATCGTATGCAGGGAATGCGACGGCGGATACTTCGAACACCTTTGCGATGTGCATGATCCGGCGCAGCGGGTTGTCGCTGTCCTCGTCCTCCCACATACTTTTATCCACCGTGAACATAAACGACATTCCGGTAATGTCGCCACGTTTCACGGCTGAATACAGTTTTTTCGCGTCCAGGTTGTTTTCCGTGTCCAGATCGACCCGGATCTCCAGCCCGCTC